GCCTTGGCTGTTAGCTGCTCCTGTGGAGTCCAGCCAATAACCAACACATGCTCAAAGTCTCCCTTACAATCCTCAAGTACCTCATCAGCAGTAGCTTGTGTAGGCATGAGGTTAATTACGTTACTCATTGAAGTGTGTCTCCAGTACAATCAGCTTGTCCTCTGCTTCAGCAATCTTCTGCACCAGCTTGTCCATAGTCTCAATCAAGTTACCATGCTCGCCTACAGCCGCAGGATTGTCTAGGTAGTTCTGCACCTCTGCCTTGTAAACGTCTATCTCAGCGTTGTACAGGCGCTTCATGGCGCTAATCTTGGGGTCTAGCACTATATCCTTCCTCCAGTAGTTCTTTGTATTTGTTTAGGTACTCTTTGTAGCTCAAAGGTGCCTCCTTCTGTTTAATCTTATCATTCATGTAGCTAGACCACATCTGCATACAGTAGCTGCTGAACATCATAATCTTATCGTCCTGCTCCTTGTAGTACGCTAGGTACTCAGGCCACGTAGCGTACTTCTTTAGCTCCTGTATGTAGAACTGTGCCCTGTACACTGGGTGTTCATCATCCTTCACAGCTTAAACACTCTCCGTCTTCAAGGTTTATTCTTGGTATCTTGACGTTAACATTCTCTGTATTTCTAGCTGCTGTAGAGCGAAGGTAATACATAGATTTGAGTTTGTTAGCTCCTGTCCAATGTACGCTATTAACATACTCCAAATACTCATCGTGTATCTCCTGTGGTGCAGTAGCCGGTGGTGGCTCAAAGAACAGGTTTACTGACTGTGCTTGGCAGACGTACTTCTGTCTCTGGTACGCATGTTCAATAACCCATATTTGGTTAAGTTCCGGGGCTGTCTTAAATACGTCCTTCTCTTCTTCCGTGAGTGCCTCCAAGTCTTTAACAGACCCTTCAGCAGCCGCAATATCTTTCCACGTTTTCTCTGTGTTGATACCTTTACTTTCAAGTAGTTCCTCCAGATACTTATTCTTTACTTTGTACGAGCCTGTGAGAGTTTTGTGCGTAAATACGTTAGCCCTTGTAGGCTCAATAGAAGGGCTTGTTCCACCACATATAATACTAGAACTAGCGTTAGGGGCAATAGCAAGCAGATGGGAATTACGCAGGCCACTACGAGCCATGTCAGGAGCCTCCCCACGGTCTCCAGCCAGACGGCGGGAAGCCATAGTAGCTCTGTCTTTGATTGCTTTAAACGCTCTATTGTTAAAGCTGGAGGCGTACATTCCTTCAAAAGGGATTCCATTACGTTGAAGGTAACTATGAAAACCCATCGCTCCAAGACCAATCGCACGTTCTCTATATGCTGAATAAGCGGCTTTTGCAAAGCCTGTTTTATCTGGTTCCACATTTTCTAAAAACTCCCGTCTGTTCATGCCAGCCTTGGGATAGCTATGGCTACCACCTGTGGCGTTATCAATAAAGTGTTCAATGATGTTGTCCAGCATAGTCACTAGGTCATCAATGAACTGTTCATCGTCCTTCCAATCATCAAAGTATTCTAGGTTAACACTGGACAAGCAGCACACTGCTGTACGGCTCTCACTGGTCGGTAAGGTAATCTCAGAGCATAAGTTACTCTGACGTACCTCTAGCCCTAGCTCCTTCTGTTCCTCTGGCAGAGCCTCATTGCAACGGTCTAGGTTAACAATGTATGGTTCACCTGTCTCTGCTCTAGTGTGTATTAGCTGCCACCACAAGTCTCTTGCTGATACAGTTTTGACTGCCTGCTTGGACTTAGGGTCAACTAAACGCCACTGACCATCAGACATGACGGCGGCCAAGAATTCATCTGTGATTGTAATACCATTGTGAAGGTTGAGACACTTACGATTAAGATCACCACCAGTAGTCTTTCGCATAGCGATAAATTCTTCAACCTCTGGATGGCTGATGTCCATATACGCTGCATAGGAACCTCTCCGTGTTACGCCTTGGTTAAAGGCAAGCATTTGACTGTCAACTACGTGCATAAAAGGGATGCTACCAGTAGACTGACTGCCGTTAGAAGTAGAAACGCCATTGCTTCTAACATCACCCCAATATCCACCCAAGCCTCCACCTCCACTTGCCAACCATATGTTTTCATCATAATGGTCAGATAGGCCACGCCTTGAATCAGGAACATAATTAAGAAAACAGCTAATAGGGAGGCCACGAGTGGTTCCCCCGTTACTAAGTATAGGAGTGCTAAAACCGAACCAACTCTTACTTGCGTAGTCGTAAAGTCGCTGTGCAAGATTGTAGTCAGTATGTCCTTGATACGTTGCACCATAGACCGCTGCTCTGGCGAAGGCTTCTTGGGCATGTGTCTCATCCTCCCACAAGTATCTGTCCTTCAGTGTCTCTAGTGAGAACACACTAAGGTCTTCATCCCTGTCGTAGTCAATCTGGATACCTAGGTAATCCTGTACTCCTGTCTTACTTGTCACCCGGATGCTCCAGCAGATAACTAATCAATCGTTCTTCGTACCAACGTGCTTTACGTAAGTCCTCTACAGGCTTGCCTTTGTACCTACAGCGCCACTGGTACTTCAGAGCGTTACCCCGCAAGTAGCCAATGTACTCATCGTGTGTAAGCATACCTTTGATAGCATCAATGCACTCCATGCTGCCATTGTTGTAATGCTCTGGTCTGTGCACTGGGTCATAGCTCTTAACCATAGCTTCCTCAGAGAACACTGGATGCTCGTTAGGTGCGTTGTCTAACTCATCCATCCAAGCCCAATCTTTCTTCCTGTTTATCCTGTTCCACTCCGCTGGAGTAGCGTTATCAATACTCATCCCATTCGTCCCCATTTGTTTCTTCTTCAAACTGGTCTAGCCTGTTGATAAACTTATCCTCAAACCTGTCCAGCAGTTCTTCAGCGGATATATCCAATGCCTCTAGTATATCATCAGCATCGTACCGCTTCAACACTCTCTCCTTTATCTCATCCATTGTTAGTGACATGATTCACATACTCATCAACTGTGTAAAACTCAAAGCCTTCTTTCTGGCACCACTGGCCCATTGTAATCTTAGAACCCTTCCTGACCTTCTTGTTAGGGTCTGACAGGACAAAGATTAACTTGATGGGGTCAATGCTGTCACGTATCGCTGTGTACTTTTGGGTGTCTCCTGTCCTAAAGAAACCTTTAGTCTCTATGTAGTCACCCGTCTTCTTGTCCACAAAGTCTGGCTTGTATTTCCTGTGCATTACGTATGGTACATCGTATGGCTCATACAGATATCTGCGCTTGGGCGCTGCCTGTGCAAACCTCTTCTCCAGCCCAGACCTGTAGATACTTTTGTTACGTGACCTCTTGGACTTTAGGCTCATTTACCACCTCCGTTAAGAACCTTGGCCCTGTTGAGTAGATAAAAGTACGTAGCTCTGGATAGCATGAATGCTTGTACTGACAGTAGGAACAGGTTGCGGGTAATCGCATATTTCCACTTTTGCCGTCTGCTTGTGGCTCCGCGCATACTGGTGGTAGTTCCTCTGCCTCTACGAGCTTTTTTACGTGACGTATCCTTTCGGCAATGTCACCCTTGATGGTTTTGTACACAGGCGCTTCTGTGTCTTCTAGGTCGTACTTCAAGTACGTCAGGTGCCCATTGGACTTGTCCATAGCCAGCCATCCGAACTTAGTCTCACCTTCTGAGTAGGCGTAAGCCTTCAACTGGTCAACGTACCCAAAGGGGTCATCGTAGGCTATAGCGCCTCTCTGAAACTTCCTGAATCCGTAGGGACTAGCAGACTTCACATCAGTCACCACACCGTCAATGCGACAGTCCATGTGCCCAGTGATGCCCTCTACCTCACAGACCTTCTGCTCATCAGTGACTGTGTGTCCAGCCATGCGACACAAGAACAAGAGCATTTCCTCAATCAGGTGTCCGTACATGAACTTCACATACGTATGCCCTTGTATCTCCTCTCCTGAACTCGTGTCGTTGTAATGGTGCCACAAGTACCTATCGTCTCTGCCTATGTTGGACAGGCGTAGCTTACGTCCGTCACGAGGCGCATCAGGCATAAACTCAGTACGCATTAGCTGTTTGACGGCCTCTCCGAACTTGTCAATCTCTGCCTCAACGTCCACTGACTCATCAGCAGACTTTGTGGTCATCAGTTCGTAGATGTCATCGACAACTGTGTTAACTGTCTTCATTAAAATGTCCGTCCAGTATTTCAGTAGCGACAGGGTGCTGAATGTAGAACCACTCACCCTTACGTTCATGTGACTGCGCTAGAAGCTCGTGTGCTGCCCTCTCAGCCTCTCGTCGGTCATCAGTGTCATATGCCTTGATTAGCTTGTAGTCTCTGTAGGGAGAGCTAGTCTGATACTGATTGAGCCTGTCTTCTGCGTCCACAGCCATCCCTACTTTGCACCAGCCCGGAAATGCTGGGTTGACTATAATGTAGACCTGACCTTGCTTAGCACTCTCATAGTTTTTCAAAGAACTGAAAGCCGCATCACCAAAGGACTTGTAGCGTCCCGGCTTGTGTAGCGGGTGTGATTTAGGAACGTATTTGCCGTCTACCCACATACGCAAGGCGTTTTCTTTTTTCTTGGTTAGAGGGTTGTTCCATTTGTACTTACCGTCTTTTCTCTCGTAGAATCCCATAGTTCTAATGCGTTTCTGCCCAGCTAGTTCCAATTTGATACTCCCCTGCAAGTTTGCAGTTTAGGTTAAAGTGTATACCTGCTGCCTCTAGACAAGAGACTGCAAGCCGCCCAAACTTCTCTGCTTGTGATGCTGGGACTTCGGATTGGATTTCATCGTGGATGTTACCTACGATTTTATAATCCATACCCCATAGTTTAGCATACTTATCCAGAGTAATCAAGGCTTGTTTCATAACTAATGCACCGGCACTCTGCAATAGAGTGTTAAGTGCTGCGTGTTCAGAGCGAATCCAGAGTCTCCTGCCGTCTAGTCCATCGACCCAACCGCGTGCTGCCTGCTGTGTAACTCTTCCTTTAAGAGCTGCATATGCTGGGAGATTAGACATAAATCGTTCTCTAAGCAGTCTACCAGCACCTGCGCCTCCCTGTGCCACCGCACCAAGTTTCGCATCTCCTGCTCCGTACAACAGTGCGTAGATGAAAGTTTTCGCCTGATCTCTTGATTCAAGTCCCGCAAGCTGCTGGTTAGCAGTGTGTATGTCTCCTCCAATGACTTCATTTGTGTAGTCCTCATCGTCCATGTAGTGAGCCAGCATCCGTAGCTCTAGGCCACTAGCGTCAAAACCCACAAGTTTATATCCTTCAGGAACAGTCCAGCATCGTCGGCACTCCTCTCCGTAGGGCGCTCGTGATGCCGGTACTTGCGCTAGATTAGGCTTGGCGTGTGTCATCCTGCCGGTTACTGCACCGTTAGTGTTGACCTGACCATGCACACGTCCTGTGTCCTCATCTACTGCGTCTATCCACGATTGTACCTGTGCGATGCGCTTCTGCACCATTAGGTACTCTGATATCAAAGCAGCCTGGGGGATGCCCTGAATACCCGCAAGCACCTTCTCGTCTACAATTGCCTGTCCAGTTTCTGTGAACTTACAGGGC